AGTATATAAATGTTATGCTAAAGAACTTACCCCGCAGTAATCCCAAGATAAAAAAAGAGCTTGGCATAGCCAAGCTCCCTTATAAAGTATGTTAAATCTTCTTAGAAGTTTAATACAGCGTAATCGATAGCAACTGTCATTGAGATTTCGATAGCTTGATCAACCGTGTCCCAATTATAATCTCCAAAGCTAGCATCTTTAATAAATGCACCTTTTAGTTTCCATTCAGATACTACATCACCTACGGGACCTAATACATTAAATGTTAACTCTTTTTTATAGAAATCCGAGTAACCATCTCTACCAGTAACAGATTCGTGGTGTAAACGAACCCACTCCATTACAGCTTGTGCTCCTGAAGGTGTGATAGGGTCAAACAAAGTAAAAGATACATCATTCCATACTGATTTACCCTTAACTTTACGTTGGACATTCATATGGTTTAATGCTACCTCACCCTGGGTTAAGGATACTGCACCTACACCTTTTACCATGTAAGAAGGAACACCATCCATATACATGATAAACCTATTAGCCTGTTTTGGCTCAAAGGCTGTGAAAAATATTTCGTTTGGATCTAATACTGCCATTTTATTTTATCTTTATTCAGTTATAAATATCTACTTTCTTACTTCTTACGATGGGAATGTTGCGCCCGTTGGTTGTAAGTTAAAGTCTAAGTAAATGAATTCAGCTGTTCTAGTTGGTTGGATATAAATTTGACCTACCATTTGGTTTCTATCTACAACATCTGGTGTGTTATTGCTATCGTCCATAATAACTTGGTAAGCGTATAAACCTTGTCTTGATTGGATGCTTTCTAAATATGGGTTTACTTGAGCTAAGAAGTTATTTCTTGTAGCCGCAGTATTTTGCTCAAATACTAAGTTTTGAGCTACTTGACCGATATATCCTTTCAATTCAATTAACAATCTTCTAACATTTACTCTATCTAAAGCAGATGATTTTTTCTGTAATGTTTTTTGACCATATACTACAACACCTGTTCCAGGGAATGTAGCAATCGGGTTAACATTTGCTTCGTATAATGTATCTCTATTAGTAGCCGATAATTTTCTTTCAGCTTGGATAACTGTAGATAAACCACCTCTATTAATACCCGCCGGAGCGAACCATGGTTCAGAGCTATTGTCGTTAAACGCATATACTCCAGGCATTACCGTAGAAGCTGGCACCCATACGTTTTCACCTGAATCAGGATCGATTGTTCTAACCCATGGCCAGTAAGATGCGGCATACGATGTATCTCTACCTGAAGCTTCTGTAGTTACTGTTGAGATTGTAGATCCATAATTTACTAAATCAGCAATTACTAAATGGTCTCCTCTAGATTGAGCATTATTGATAATAGTTGCTATCTGTGAACTATGAGAAGCATCAGTTAACCCAGGAACCGTAAAAATATTAAATTTATAATCATCTGAATTAGATAATAAGTTTAACATATCGTCGTAATCCGAACCTACTAAACCTTGAGTTGAAGCTGCAATTTTATCATAATATAATCCCTCAGTAGATGGGAGATTAGTTCCGACAGATCCAGAAAATGAACCACCATATGAACCCGAACCTGCAGATGGGATAAACCCTTCAAATTCTGCTTTGGCTGTACCTGTATTATCAAAGTAGTTTAAGGTAGCTCCAGGTACTTCTTTTACTCTTACGTATCTTGAAGCGTTAGGGTAAGAACCTGATACTTCAATATAATTTTCTGTTGGGTTGTATTGTAATTTTTGATCACCTATTACTTTAGAGATATAATTATCTGATTTTGGGTCTAAGGATAGGTTAGGATAAGTTTCTAAAGCTACTTTTGAATTATCATTATCATTACCTCTACGGATAATAAGAGAGAAAGTACCATTATCTGTGTTAGAAGAACCAACTTCCCACCTGATACTATCTTTAGAACCGCTATCTAATGCACCATTAGTTAAGATTGAAGATGTATTATTAAATAATTCTCCTTTATCTAAAGCTTCTAAAACAAACGAACCTGATGTGTTCGATCCACTAACTATGGCTTCAGCATAAGACCAATTTGAAGAAGCTGATACTACACGTGTTACCAATAAGCTATCTCCACCGTTGTTGAAATAGTTATAGGCTGAGATAGAGGTCAGGTAAGTATATTCACCACTACCACTATCAAAAGTAGTACCAAATCTATTTTGGTAATCACTATATGAAGTTACTACTGTAGGAATTTCAACTGGTCCTTTAACTGCAGGGCCAACAATAGCAGCTCCTACTTGTACAGGCTGCTGTTGAATAAATGTATTATCGTTTTCACGAGCTAATACTCCGGGTGATATTAATGTTTCTGCCATCGTTGTGAGGTTATTTTGTTATAAATACCTAAAAAGAACCGAAAAATTAAATTTTAGTAAATTCACCTGTTTCTAGGTTAACATTACCATCACCATACTTTTCAGTTAAGCTTTGACCTAAAGTGAGTTGAGCTTGTTTAAAGTCCTTTAGTTTAGTAGTAAAGTTGTCTTTTTCAAGTTCTAAAGATTGAATTTGATATTCAATTTGACCTAAACCAATAATTATTTGCTCTTCACTTTCTCTAAGGTTTGCAAAGCTTGCTTTTTCTTCTTCTGTAATAAATTGTTTTTCCATGTTATAAATATTAATTAATTGTGTTAAAATAATTCTTTTAAACCAGCATTATAGATAATGTCACCAAAACTTAAATATTTTTGAATAACATTAAAGTTATGCTGTAATGCAGGGAGTTTTGATTGGTAATAAGAGGGGGATGGTAAATCACTTTGGATTATATCAAATAATTCATCTTCGGTTTGGAAGAATATAAAACCATCCTTGTCTAAATCTTTAAAGGGTTCGGTATTAGGATGACCCCATATAATTGGTAAACATCCTG